TTACCGGGTACTTCGTATACCGGGGCCTTGGGTGAAGAGTGGCAAAGGCATTGACTATATCAGGAGAGCAATAAAATGAATCACTCAACAATTAAATCCAGAGCAGAAGCACGGGGTGATTCATACCGCGCAGGGTTGAACCTCCTGTCGCAACTGTTCCTCGGAGGAGTCTTGAGCTACATCAAGATCGTAATCCATCTGCAATCCCAGCCAGAACTCCGGAGACATCTCAAAATATCTTGCCAGCCGCAATGCAGTATCAGCGGTAATAGAACGTTTCCCGTGAACGATCTCATTGATACGACGTGGCGAAACATGGATGTCCTTGGCCAATCGGTATTGGCTGATTTCTTTAGGCTCCAGAAACTCTTCCATGAGGATTTCTCCAGGGTGGAGAGGGAGCATTTTCTTTTTACGCATGGTCATCTCCTAATGGTAATCGACGATTTCAACGTCATAAGCGTCTTTTTTCTTCCATACGAAACAAACACGCCATTGATCATTTATTCGGATGCTGTATTGACCTTTCCGCTTCCCCTTCAGGCTTTCAAGGTAATTCGAGGGTGGGTTTCTAAGGTCACTCATATTTTCAGCCCGGTTCAACATGCGGAGTTTTCTAAAAGCTATGCGCTGGATGGACTGCGGCAATTTGCGAGAAAACTCACGGTTGAAAACCTTTTCAGCTTCTCCCGATTTAAAGGTCTTTATCACATGCCAATATTAACGCAATCCGTTAATAACGGCAAGCGTTATCTTAATACATTTCAACCATTCTTATCAAAGGAACAAATAAATTGAAGACTAAAACAATCGCAATCGAAAAGATAATCCCGTATGCATCCAACCCAAGGGCTAATGACTTGGCTGTGGACAAGGTAGCCGGATCTATCAAGGAGTATGGGTTCAGGCAACCCATTGTCGTTGATAAAGATATGGTGATTGTAGTGGGCCATACCCGACATAAAGCTGCAAGGCAACTTGGTATGACCGAGGTGCCGGTCCATATCATGGAGAACAAGACACGGGATCAGATCAAGGCATACCGGTTGATGGACAATAAATCGAATGAGGAAGCGTCCTGGGACGATGATCTATTGAAACTAGAACTTGAAAGTTTGAGTGATGCCGACTTTGATCTGGACTTGACCGGATTTAACGAGGATTTTCTCTCGGCACTCGATGAAGAAAAAGATAATCACGATGACTACGGTGAACCGGGGAGCCTAGCTAAAAAGTTTCTTGTGCCTCCCTTCTCGGTACTCGATACACGCTTAGGTTACTGGCAGAACAGGAAGCGCTCTTGGGTAAGCCTTGGTATTGAATCCGAGATCGGACGTGACGAGAACTTACTCAAGGGCGACATTTTCAACGGTAACTGGCAAAAGAAAACGTATGGCGAAGATACAAGTAAGTTTGGTGCCCAAACACTGAAAGGCTCCAGTGTGTTTGATCCCGTTCTTTGTGAACTTATTTACCTTTGGTTCTCTTCGCAGGGAAGCACGGTGGTTGACCCGTTCGCCGGTGGCAGTGTGCGTGGCATTGTCGCTTCAAAGCTCGGACGAAACTATATCGGTATGGATCTGAGAAAAGAACAGGTTGAGGCCAACCGGGAACAGGCCGGGAATATCTGCAAGGACAATATTCCGGTCTGGGAGGTTGGCGACAGCAAAACCATCGACACGCTTGACGTCGAGGCCGACCTCATATTTTCCTGTCCCCCCTACCACGACCTTGAAGTGTACTCAGAAGAAACAGACGACTTGAGCAATATGGATTATGAAACCTTCCTGACGGCATACAGGGCGATCATCGCTAAATCATTAGGCATGCTCAAAGACAACCGTTTCGCCTGTTTCGTGGTTACAGAGATACGGGACAAGAAGACAGGTCTTTGTAAAAACTTTGTGCGTGAAACGGTGTCCGCGTTTAAAGATGCTGGCGCCATACTTTATAACGATGCCATTTTAGTAAACGTTGCAGGAAGTCTTCCACTTCGAACTAAAAACGGGTTTGTTAAATTAAGAAAGCTCGGACGCATGCACCAGAACGTTTTAATTTTTGTTAAGGGCGACCCAGTAAAAGCAACGGAGGAAGCCGGGTACGTTGAAGTCACTGATCTTGAAGAAATGTTTGGAGAAACCAATGAACTTGCCGAAGGTTGAACTTATTGATGGTGTTCAAGTTGTTAGAGATGACTTGATACCAGGGGGAACGAAACAACGGGTTATCCCTGGACTCCTGTCAGGAGCTGATGAGTTTGTCTACGCTTCCCCTGCTTACGGGTATGCGCAGGTCGCCTTAGCTTATTCCTGCCAGAGCATCGGTAAACAGGCAACGATATTTACCGCAAAGAGAAGCAAGCTTCATCCGTTGACGTTAAAAGCGAAACAGGCTGGCGCAAAGGTTGTACTCATTAAACCCGGCTACCTGTCAAACGTGCAGGCAAAGGCTCGGGCTTATTGCGATTTTACCGGTGCCTCTTATTTACCTTTCGGGTTAGACGATGAACGGTTTGTTCAGGCGATAGCAGATGTTGCCAAGCAAGTAAAACAAAACCCCAGTGAAGTCTGGACCGTGTCGGGTTCAGGGGTTTTAACACGGGCTCTGCAAATACGCTGGCCAAACGCAAAGTTCTTTGCCGTGCAGATCGGCAAGGACCCGAAGGTAGGCCGGGCGGTTTTATATAAAGCACCGGAAAAGTTTGAGGAAGACGCGAAGGTAAGACCACCCTTCCCTTCGTGTCTTAACTATGACGCAAAAGCATGGCGGTTCATAAAACAGTATGCGGGTAAAAACGCTTTGTTCTGGAACGTAGCAGGATGAACGGTTTAAAGATACCTGGCTATCAAAGCATCCCGGCCTTTATCTTTCAATACGGCGATATTGAATCCGAGTTGCTCGTACGAACCGGGGTTCACATATGCCTGATGTCCACGCTGGATATCGTTTTTGTGTTCATCAAGGCGGGGGAACTTTGAGGCCATGGATAACGCTCTTTTCCAATCGTCTTTTGCCATCAGCTTCTTGAGTTTTGAGATCTTGGTTTCCATGGCTGGAGACCATACCAAGACGTCTAAAAATGGCGAGCAGAACTTCGTGAGAATGGCGAGATAATTACCAATGGCTGACCAAAAATGTACCAGCTGAAATTATTCAAGAACAGTGGAAGAACAGTGAGAAATGACAAAATTCTCCAAGGAAAAACATTATGAAAAAAAGTGAAAGAACACCGGAAGAACACCGGGGATCGTCTAATTTAACACCCCCATTTAAATCCGGAAAATCCGGTAATCCCAAGGGCCGACCCAAAGGTGCAAAAGACGGATTGCGTGCTCGTCTAAACCGGATACTTGATAAAAACGCGCGACCCGAGATTCTGGAGCTACTCAAGAAAAGAGGCGTCAACCTATCAAGCAAATCTAATAGTGCGGTCATAGCCTTTGCGCTTATCAAAGCAGCGCAAGCGGGAGATGTCAGCGCCATCAGGCTTATCTTTGACCAGACTGAAATGCCACTACCTAAACAGGTAGAGCTTTCAGGGTCGTTGACTCTAACGGAAGAACAGAAACGCAAAATAGCAGAGGAATATCTTAGATGACGGCAAACGAACAGTTTTTCATAGAGGCCGCGAGGGAGAAAATCCTCTCTTACTCTGTGCTCCAGTGGGGTGCCTATACGCCTGCCCGTCATCATCGGCTAATCTCCGGACATCTTGAAAAGGTTGAATCTGGGGTTATCGACCGACTGATGATCTTCATGCCTCCGAGACACGGCAAAACCATGTTGGCGTCTGAGTATTTTCCGGCATGGTTCATGGGTAGAAACCCGGATAAGGAGGTTATCGCCATTACCTACTCGCAAGAAAGAGCCAATGATATCGGACGAAAGGTACGTAACCAGATGATCGACTCGCTGCACCCAAAGATATTCTCTGAATGCGCTATCTCTCCAGATAGCACATCGATGCACAGGTTCAATACCATCCAGGGCGGAAGCTATTTTGGTGTAGGGATAGGTGGCCCGATCACAGGACGTGGCGCACATCTTCTTTTAATAGACGACCCTGTAAAAAACAGGGAAGAAGCCGAAAGCGAAACAAAGCGTAGAGGTATCAAGGACTGGTACGTCTCAACGGCTTATCCACGGTTGATGCCGGGTGGGGCGATCATAGTAATCCAGACACGCTGGCATGAAGACGATCTCGCAGGTTGGTTGTTGAATGAACATATCCATGAAAACTGGACAATCCTAAACCTACCGGCAATAGCGGAGTCTAATGATTCTATCAAGCGCGAAACCGGGCAAGCGTTATGGCCGGAGTTCTACCCATTAAAACGCCTTGAAGAAATTAAACAGACCATAGGATCACGAGACTGGTCGGCTTTATACCAGCAAAGACCCGCACCCCAGGAAGGAAGCATCATCAAACACGAATGGTTCATGCGTTACAGGACTGAACCACGGTTTGATCGTATCGTTATTAGTCTCGATACCGCCTACAAGGCAAAAGAGATTAATGATCCCTCCGTATGCACGG